GAACTGCAATGATAAACTCAATTTCAGTTGGTTCTTCTTTTATAAACACAAAAATTGCAGGTATGCAAGGATATAGACAGCCAAAAACTGATCTGATGAATAAGTACTTAGAGTACCAACAACACTCTTGGATTATAAAGGCGTAAAAAAATGGCAAGAAATATAGCTGGTGATAATAATACTAAAAATAGTCTTTCGCCTTTATTCAAGAAGCTTACAAAGCTTTTTTCGGGTCCAATTGTAAATTATAACCAACAATACCAAAGAGCATTTAGAAGAAACCAATTAGATAAATTTGCTTCTAAATTCAATTCAATGGCTGGATTTGAGTTGCGAAAGACAACTTATAATCCTTTTGATGCAATGAGAACAAATCTCATGGCAAATCAAAACCGTGGTGAAAGATATAGTGATTTTGATCAAATGGAATTTTATCCAATACTTGCCTCTGCATTAGATGTTTATGCAGATGAAATGACAACTCACAGTGAATTGTCACCATTGTTGAATATAAAATGTCCAAATGACGAAATAAAAGAAATTATCAAAATCTTGTTTCATGATGTTCTGAACATTGATTCCAATCTATTTGGTTGGTGCAGAACAATGTGTAAATACGGTGACTTCTTTCTTTATTTAGATGTTGATGAAACTGTGGGCATAAAATCTGTAATTGGTCTGCCTCCTGAAGAAATTGAAAGATTAGAGGGCGAGGACGAAACAAATCCAAATTATGTTCAATTCCAGTGGAACTCTGGTGGCATGACGTTCGAGAATTGGCAAATGGCTCACTTTAGAATTCTTGGCAATGACAAGTTTGCTCCTTATGGAACTTCTGTTCTTGATCCTGCTAGAAGAATTTGGCGTCAATTGTCCATGATGGAAGACGCGATGATGAGCTTCCGTATTATTCGTGCTCCAGATAGAAGATTGTTCAAGATTGACGTTTCTGGTATTCCACCAGAAGATGTTGAACAATACATGCAAAAAGTCATTACGCAACTAAAGCGTCATCAAGTTGTCGATCCAGATACGGGTCGTGTTGATTTACGCTACAACCCAATGAGCGTGGAAGAAGATTATTATATTCCAGTTCGTGCTGGTTCTTTGTCCGACATTTCAAGCGTTGCTGGTCAATCAAACGCAATGAACGTTGATGATATAAATTATCTAAAAGAAAATCTATATGCCGCAATCAAAATTCCAAAATCTTATCTTACAAGAGGCGAAGGTGGCGACGCAAAGACAAATCTTTCTCAATTAGATGTTAGATTTGCTAGAACAGTTTTGCGTCTCCAAAGAGCAATTGTTGCTGAACTAGAAAAGATCGCAATGATTCACTTATATGTTCTTGGTTATAGAGGCGAAGACATTTTATCTTTCAAGCTTGAACTAAACAACCCATCTAAGATTGCACAAATGCAAGAGCTTGAATTCTGGAAAATCAAGTTTGAGACAAATAATGCTGCTAAAGAAGCTGGATTCAGCAGCAGATGGTCAGCCAAACATGTTCTCAATCTTACTGAAGAAGAATTTGTCAGAAATGTTTATGATAAGTTCTACGACAAGAAGATAAATGCAGCCCTAGAGGGCGAATCTGGCGCTGGCGAAGGCGAAGTACCTAGCGCAGCACCAACTGGCGCTGGTGGTACATTAGGTGGTTTGGGTGGTTTAGGTGAGCTTGGTGGTGCTGGTGAAGTACCCGCAGAAACCCCAGCGGGACCAACCCCAGAAGGAACCCCACCAGCAGGCGAAACGGAAGCTCCAGCAGCCCCAGAAGCTCCAGAGGCACCAGAAGCTCCAGCCGCTCCAGCAGGCGGTGGCGAAGAATCGCCACTTCTAATAACTCCAGCAGGCAGAAGAGGCTATAATTGGGATGCCATAATGAGTTTTGATTCAGGTGTCAAATATGAAAATAACAAAGGTCAAACAACGACCACAGCCTCAAAAGGTAAAATATACACACCAGTAAAAAATGATCAAAGAGGTGGTTCCGGTCCAAGAAAGAAAAACATGTCAAGCGCTGGTGGCAAAATTGAAACTTCCAGTAGAGCCATGAATCCAAGCGCCTCTGAAGAGAGAAGAGTTGCTAGAGGATTGATGGAATCTGATTCTAGAGAAACATTATATATGTTGTTAGAACAACGCATGAATAAAATAAATCAAGAAGTAAAAGAGATTTCTAAAAAAGTAGATCCCGAAGATTAGGATACACTATTTATAGTAGCGGAGTTTATTAGATGAAATTCAAGCATAACAAAAGAAGAAATAGTGCTTTTCTGTATGAGGCTCTTGTAAGAGAACTTGTAAAAAGCGCCATGAGAAAAGATGAACAAAGAAAACAAATCACAATTGATTTGATGAAGAAGTATTTTCATGCTGATTCTCCGCTGGGTAAAGAACTAAAAGTTTATAAAGCGCTTTATGAAACAACCAATCTATCTCCAGAAGATGCAGAGAGATTGCTTTATGAAGCAAAGAGAACATTTTTTGGTGTTGGGTTTGCTAGCCCACAAGAGATTTATGACGAGCAGAGTCAATTAATTGCTTCTATAAACAAAAAGTTATCACCTTCTGTATTCTCTAACTTTGTCCCCAATTATAAAAACATTGCCACAATTCAACAAATCTTCTCAAAAGAAGTTTCAATTCCCAATAGAATAATTCTCGAAAGAAAAATTTTAGATGATCTTTGTTCTAGAAAACTGATAGTTGAGAAAAAAGAAGAAAAGCTAAAGATAAACGATCTCGTTATAAAAACAGCTATAAAATCTTTCAACAAGAAATATGACAAGCTCAACGAGAATCAAAAGAAACTTATCTCCAAGTTTCTTGTAAAAAGCGAAGAAACAGAGGCAGATTTACGCTTATTTGTTTCTGAAGAATTGTCAAGAATAAAAGATAAATTATCTTCGTCTCTTACAATAAAAGAATTTGCTGAAGATAATATAATGAAACAAAAAGCTCAAAAGACTTTATTGTTGATTGAAGAAACATTAAAAAGCGAAATAGGCGAAGAAGAAGTTTCTTTGGTGTTGAAACTTCAAGAACTAGAAAAGGAACTAGGCTAATGGCTATAGAGATTGTTGTCGGCAATAAAGAAATAGAGGCAACAAAAATGCCACCAGATTCTCTGGGGTTGAACCCTATTCAGCCAGATGCGCCAGTTGCTGATGGTGGAAAAGGTATAAAACTTATACTCAATGGGTATTTCTTTTCTATAAAACTAAATGCTAGAAAAACCTTAGATGGTAACATCATGGTCTACGATCATCCAAACATAGACATTGTTATTATCCCAACAAAAAATAAAATTGTTTCAATGCCCAAGAAAAGTTATTATCATGACACTTATCCAGTGCAAAAACGCTTCTTTGATTTTCTTGAAAGCAGGGGAGCAATTGTTTTGGGATCCACTAGAGGTGGCGTTGTTTATAACTCATTAGAAACATATTATCCAACTAATGAAGAATTAGACGTTTTACAAGTTATACTATTATTGACAAAAAAGTTTCTCGAAGAAGAAACAGAAAATTCTTTGACTGAAAGAGAATATGAGGAAGAGGTCGAACAACTTTATACTAATCCAGACGATGACGATTCCACTGAATTGGGTGAAGTTCCTCAAGCCAAGAAGAAAGGCGCAATCGATCCAAATTACAAGCCATACAACTTGCTATACAGGTTCTAATGCAATTATTATATTTTATTCTGATCTGCTATGGTCTTACGCAGATAATTTGTTATGGCAAGATTTTTGATAACATAAGACCAAAAGCAGAAAGTTTCAATGGATTAGGCTTGTTGTTTCACTGTTCAATGTGCATGGGATTCCATGTCGGACTTTTTGTATATCTATTTTCAGTTTTTAGCAAACTATTTACTTTTGATTTCAGTTTTATAGACATGTTTTTTATGGCATGTATTAGTTCTGGAACTAGTTATATTTTAGACAAACTCATAGATGATAATGGATTGAGGATAAACAAATGAATATAAGAAAAAAAGGTTTCAATCTTTGGGTACAAAAGTGGATGAAAAGACCACCAACTAATTGCAAGGGCGGGTGCTGACTATGAATAATAAGATAAAAATTCCTGTTGCTCGTTTGAGACAAATAATTCAAGAAGAAGTTTCTAGATTCTATGAAGTTGATAGCATGGAAGATGCCGGAAGCGAAGAAACGGCAGAAAATGCTGTTGAAGAAATAGAAAGAGATGATTATGCTTATAATACTAATAACACTTATGAGTTTGCAGAATCAGAAGAATTAGAGCCACTTTTAAGCGGCACGCAGTTTGAGAATCTTGAAATAATTGATGGTATGAATAGAAGAAAAATAGAAGAATTTACTCATGGTGAACAAAATGGCTCCATGATTCTTCCATTAAAAAAGAAAGACGGATTTATTTATTTCAAGACTAACGAAAAAACAGATACCGCGACTCAAGGCAAGTATTATAAAGTTGCTGAAAAAGACGGCTTGGAAGAACAAGTTTCTTCAACTGAATTGACCAATAGACAAGTTGGAGCAGAAATCAATACTGCATTACAGAAACTAAATTCAATGCCTGCTGATCAAGCAAGAGCAAAATTAAAAGGTCTAGGATTATAACATGTCAGATAAATTTGTATTAACGGAGTTTTTAGAATTATCAAACGATTCTTCTTTACTAACTGAAGCTGAAAAGCAAAAAGTTAATGAAGGCGAAGAATTTATTCTTGCTGGTGTAATGCAAAGAGCTGATGCCGAAAATGGCAATGGTCGTATTTATCCTCTTGATATATTAGAGAGAGAAGTTGAAAACTACAAGAAGCTCGTAAGAGATAGTCGCGCCCTTGGCGAATTAGATCATCCAGATTCACCCGTAATTGAGCTAAAAAATGCCTCTCATATGGTTACATACATTGAGATGCGTGGTAGAGATGTTGTAGGTAAAATTAGAGTTCTTGACACTCCAGCAGGGAAAGTTGCAAAAGAACTTCTAAAAGGTGGCGTAAAGCTAGGAATTTCTTCTAGAGGTCTTGGTTCAACAAAACAACAAAATGGTAAGACAATGGTTCAAGAAGACTTTCAATTGGTCTGCTTTGATCTTGTGTCTGAACCATCAACAACTGGTGCCTTCATGTTGAAAGAAGGAATTCAGCCCAATCTTTTCACAAAAGCAGATAGAATCAATAGAATACTAAACAGTATAATAAAGTAATAAAATGAAAAAAGAAGAACTCAAAAAAGTACTGAAGCCCGTTATTGAAGAGTGCCTGAAAGAGCTAATCTTTGAGAAAGGCGTTCTTTCTTCTATTATAAGCGAAGTGCAAGGCTCTCCTGCACAAGTTGTTGTAAGAGAAAACAAACAACCAGCAACTCAATCATATCAACAAAACGAGCAAGAATTCATTAGAAAGAAATCAGCTGAAGCTCATAATAAACTTTATGAACACAAAAAGAAACTAATGGATGCTGTTGGCAAACAAGCATACGGTGGTGTGAACATTTTTGAGGGAGTTCAGCCAATTGATGAACCACCCGCCCCATCTCAAAGAAGCACTCCAAGCGCAATTGAAGTATTGGATCCCGGCAATACTGGTGGAGTAAATCTAGGAAACATACCCGGTATGGGCAAGTGGGGAAAAATTTTACAAAAAGTAAATGAATTGAAAGATTAGTCTATTTATAAGAAGAGGTTTTTATGAAGAAAGGTCATGTACAAGTTAGTTTGGCAGAGTGTCATGGCGATACAAATCGTATGATCAAGAAGTTTATGAAGAAAGTCAAAAACGAAAAAATCATTGAAGATTATCGCAGAAAAGATTTCTTTGAGAAACCTTCAATTACAAACGCTAGAAAGCGCAAAAGAAGAAAGAAAGTCATGCAAAAACTAAATATGCAAAGACTTGCTTTAGATAACAGAACGGAGAAAAAGTAAAATGCCAAGTAAAGTATTCCAAAATGATACAGGCATGTTGATGCACCAACCCGGTTTATCCAGTGTTGGCTCTTACCAAATGAGTGCAATTCCGTTCGCAAGCTCTAGCTTGACTGTGCCTGTAAATTCAGCCGCTCCATTAAAAATTCAATTTCCTTATGTGACAAAATTTGTAACCGTGGTAAACGAAAATACTGGCACTAATATTGCGATGAGAGTTGGTTTCAGCCAACTTGGCGTATCCGGTTCTGGCACAAACTTCTTTTTATTAGATAATGGTGAATCATATACAGGAGAGTGGAGAATTGAAGATATATTCTTGATTTCTAACTCTACATCACAAACATCAGCTTCGGTTATTGCTGGTCTAACTCCAATCCCAAGAGGGGTTCCATCTTTTGTTTCTACTGGCAACAACTGGTCTGGCTCTTCTGGAGTGGGCTAATGTATGAAAAGCGGATTTGGTGGTTTCAATAATTTATCTCCTGCTTCTGGCAAATCTATTGCTATTGATTCCTATGGCACATTGCAAAATGCAATAACAAGTATTCTTGGTGACAACACAACAACTCAAATCTTTACCACTCTTGTTCCATCAACCATTTTTGCCGAATCAGATTTAGCAGTAGGCAGATGGGATCCGCTTTATTCAACATATTCTAGTTCTCATCTTACGCAGTCAGTTCAGGCATCTAAACCCGCTCTTTCTTTTGCCAATTCTCTTGGAAAACACCCCGGTGTTAGAGGCATAGCACAAAGATTACAACAAGCAACAGACGCTGGTTCTAATGCCATATATAGAACATTTCTTTTATATTATAGACTATCAGCAGTTTCAACAGAAAATCCCATGTTTCAACATACATACACGCAATCGGGTCTTAGCCAATTTAATCCAAGTATAAATCCATTTAATACGAGCATCTATAGATTTACTTTTCTCTTCAATGTTAGTTTTGGTAATAAAGAAGCAAGAATTAATGGAAATAATACCACAATTATGTATGGAGCAACAACAGCAAATACATTTAGGGCTTCAGAATTATATGTTGATACGACAAATAGAACAGCTTCTTTTGCATGGTATAATTCAAATAAAAGTTTATTGACTCCTTCTAGCCTTGCCAGCACTGGCGTTCAATCAACAAACCAATCATCTTTTACATTTACAAGCGCCTCATTATCAACACCAAATTCTCAATGGGACGCCATATATCCTAGCGGAAGTCAGCCCGCCAAAATAACACTAATGGGTAATCTTGCTGGCAATGATACAACTTATCACACAGTTATTTGTGTAGACAAGCAGCTTTCTGCCGCTCAAATTCAATCAATAAAAACAGTATTAGATAAGGCATATGGTGCTTAATGAATATAACTTATTTTATTAGAGATAATGATGATTTTTATCCAGAGCCTTGCGATAAAGCAAGTATTAAAATAAAAAAAGATAATAAAATATATTATTGTGCTGCCTGTTGGGGTTCGCACACACCAACAAACGTAGTTAATTTTATTGTGGTAGATCCAGACAAGCTAAACTTTCTTGATTGGCTTATTTCTTTAGGCTATGTGATTGTAGAAGAACAAGTGTAATTTACAAAAACAACATACTATTTATTATGTTATTTTATACGTGGAGATTAGTACATGAGTTCATTGATCGAACAAGCTATTCTAGATGCCAAAGAATTAAAAGAGGCTGCCATTAAAAATGCGGAGCAACTTATCATTGAGAAATACGCCAATGAAATAAAGAACAATTTAGAGCAGCTTCTTGAGCAAGATTTAGGTGCAATGCCAGCTATACCCGCTGCACCAGCAATGCCGGGAACTGTTGCGCCATCTCCACCACCAGTTGATCCAGCCAAAGCAAAAGCAGACAAAGATAAGATTCCAAATCAATTGGAATATGCTGCTTTTGATGGCATGACAATTGGCAAAACAAAATATGCAGATCTAAATGAAGAAGTTGAAATTGATCTAACTTCTCTAACAGAATATGAATTGAATCCAGAAAAAGGTCCAACAAAAAGAAATCTTCAAGAATCTTTTGACATATCAGAAGAAGCATTGCAAGAAATGCTTTCTGATTTAGACGCTGGTGGTGCAGATTATATGCACGAAGAAGAAGAACTAGAAGAAGAAATGACTGGCATGGAAGATACAACCATGCCAATGTATGAAGAAGAAGATGAAATCTCAACAGATGACGACATGGACCTAATGTCAGTCGATGATTCCATGGGCGATTTAGACACCGATGAAGGTGGAGAGAGTGATAGCTTATTGGCTTCTTTGTCCTCTGAAGAACCAGAAGAAGAAATGGAAGACATTTCTGCTGAAATAGCCGAAGCTCTAAAGATTGATTACAACGAGAACTATATCGCTGGTCGTGATTATGGTCTAGGCGCAAATACAGCCGAAGATACACATACCCTTATGCTTTCTAATCTCTATGATGAAGTTCAAGAGAAAGAAAAAGAAAATAAAGAACTAAAAGAACAAAATGAATTATTGAAGAAGAAACTTGCAGAAGCCGGTAAACTTATTACTGATGCTCACAAGCAACACTCTTCAATCAAAGAATCCTTTCACTCGATGAAAGGTAAATTGGCAGAAGTTCAGCTTATGAACGCTAAACTTCTATATTCTAATAAGGTGTTGACAGATGCCTCCTTGAATGAGCGACAGAAAAATAAGATTGTCGAGTCATTGTCAACTGCCGATTCATTAGAAAAAGTAAAAATCGTTTATGAAACCCTTCAGAGCGCAGTGGAGGACAACACCTCTTGGGCACCTAAATCACTGAGCGAAGCTGTATCAAAACGTTCTTCTTCTTTATTGATCAAAGCCAATAGAAGAGAAGATAAGGATGCAAATCCTGTAAGTGAGACACTTTCTAGAATGAAGATTCTAGCAGGTATTAATAAATAACCATTATTTTAAGGAGTAAATCAAAATGGCTACTATTGTTGAAAGTTTAACAAGAGATATAGTCGATCGTGATCTCCGTAAAGAAGGTGCCAATCTCATCAAGAAATGGGAAAAGACTGGTCTTCTTGAAGGTTTGAGCGACGACAGAGTAAAAAATACAATGTCGGTTCTATTAGAGAACCAAGCAAAAGAACTACTACGTGAAGCTTCTTCAATGTCCGCTGGTGACGTTGAAGGTTTCGCCGCTGTAGCATTTCCAATTGTACGTCGTGTATTCGGCGGTCTAATTGCAAATGAATTAGTTTCTGTACAACCAATGTCATTACCATCAGGTCTAATCTTCTTCCTAGATTTTACCTTTTCTGGTGATGCTCTAGATTCAGTATTTGGTTCAACCACAAATGCTAAATCATACGCTGGCGCTGCTGCCCGTACATCTCTATATGGTGGCGGCGTAGTCGGTCAACAAATTACAGGCGGTGTTGATCTTTCTGGTGTAAATGCCGAAAGAG